ATTTTTTTTGCCATAAATTTCCAGATATGAGAAACAAGCAATTAACGGACAGGCTCTATGATGAACCTGTCCTTTTTTGTATTATTTATTGAGTTTTAATCTTCCAAATACTTGTTAATTTCATCAAGAAACATTCCATTTTCTGATCCTTTGATAAAATTGTTCTTGTCTACTAAAACCCACCCATGCTTCGGCGGGTCAAGTGTTTCAATCAACTGCATTTTCTTTTTTTCAGCTTTCTTTTTCACCATTTCAAAAGTTAGAATTGGCGTAACATTGAGTGCTTCTGAACCTTTATCTGTTTTCATAGGTTCAAATTCAACAATGTCATTGACATTTAAATGTTTAGATTCATCCATAATTTTACTAAAATGTACAAAGTAATCTAACCCATTTTCACCTGTAATAAATCCATACCCCTGTTTCTCACTAAAAGAAATTACTCTTCCTCTCATTGTTTGTTCCCCTTTCTAACGTCTTTTCCCGTTAATATATTCATTTCTATAATCTTCATCTTTTACAAACTTTTCCATGAAGTTATACAAATATCCTTTGTTTGGTTCTTTTCCATCACCAAGCAATTTGCAAACCTGCTTATCTTCACCATTGACCATTAACGGCTCACCATTATGATACACCCACAACTTCCAGATTGGAACATCACATTCCAGTGAAAATGTATATTCACCTTTTGTATAACTCTTTCCCTGTAACACACTCATACAACACCATTCCTTTCATCTCTACAGATTATTTTCATTTAATAAATCAAACACGCATCGTACTTTTCCCTGATACTTTTCAGGAATATGTACCTGTGCAGTATATGGTTTATCATTATCTTTTTTACCATACTTAATAGTATAGTAATCAGAATCATCTTCCTTATATATATCGTATATGGTTACGTTTTTTCTTCTATGCAAATCCGCAAACATAGCTATTGAACGTCTAATATACATATCATCCAATCTGGTCAGATGTTCAATAATCAAACATTTCTGATAATATACATTAACGTCACCTGTTGCACTTATCTTTATGTCAACATTTTTACTATACTCACTGAGTTTTTCCTTGATAAAATTCTCTAATTCTTCTTCTGTTGGACAAAACTCTTCTTTTTCCTCATCAGCTTCATCCAGATTTTCCCAGTAATATTTATCATCTTGTATACTGATTTCTATATTACTATATGGAATTTCCCCTTTAAATTCCGCATTTGTAGAAAAATCACACTCGGAGCAACAAATTACTCCAGCTTCATGAGTTTCATAGTTTACGTTCTTTGATCTCTGAGATAATTTCCCATCCTTATTAAAAAAATGTCTAACTGTATAGTGTTTCAATGTATCGTGGTATAATTTTGCACCACATATAGGGCATTTAGTTAAAAGATGTTTCATCAATACTCACCTGGCTCTCTGTTATTCTCTGGCTCAAACTCAATCTCATCCTGTACTTCCATCAGCTTCAGGACTGCATCACTCCATCCAGACTCCGAAATGTACTTGTCGATGATAAACTGTAAATCTTTCTGCAAATTATCATCTGCATTCTTGATCAGAATACCGTTCTGAGTCGCACTGATCGCACATAAGCAGCCTTCATACAGGTTCATGCTCTTTCTGATTTCTTTTGGAATCGTGATACGTCCCAACGCATCAATTCTCCTGGCTAACTCTGCCATGTTGCACCTCTTCTCTGTTATATTCTTTCATTTTCTTCGCATTGTGCAAAATAATCTTTAATTGCCTTTATGGTTGAATCCTTATGGTTTCCATACAAGCGTTCAAAATTCATGTCTTTTTTAACAATGTCAAGCAACTCTGTGTCAACCGAACCTCTGTGAGCTTCGTTGTATGCAACTAAATGTTCATAAATTTCCTTTGCACTTCCAAGAGAATCCACCACCTTCAGAATCTCTTCTCCAAATTTCATGGAATCAGTTTTCTCTTCTTCTGCGGAAGTATAGGTGATGTTATTCTCTGGAACTACAACCAGTCCATCCGTTGTGATGTATCTCTTGATAGTCAGCTTTATTCCATAAATAAGTCTGATTAAATCAGGAGACAGATCGCAAGTCACAGGATCGCTAATCAAATTCCTTGCATTTTCAGCCTTAAATCCGATAAAAGCTACATCTTTAAGTACAGTTGTCCTCTGGAATATGTCACTGATTTCAACATCTGCCAACACTGCCTTAACTGTACACTCTTTCAGATGGAATAATCCAAGTGATAGGACGCTCTCTCCGTATGAAGCTGGACTTGCATACAGAAAAGATGGTCTGAAGTTTGGCATAGTATTATAGATGGATATGACATATTTGTTCTCTGTATTCTCTTGTGTTCCACTGGATAAATTTTCCAGCTTAACTGCCGTTCCAGATGCTATTACACCCATAATATCTGCCGAAAATGACACATAATCAATGTCCAGTCCGATTATTGCATCTCCACCGATGGCTATGACTTGATCTCTTAACTGACCGATGGCATAATCTTTCGCCCTTTTCAGTTTGTCCGAATACATGGTACTATTTGTTCCAAAGAAATCCGCAAATCCGGCACCAAGAGAACTTAGAAATCCTGTACCTAATGCACATTCACCAGAGTACACGCCGAAATATTCACTGATTCTACGTCCTTCAAAGCTATAGCCCGAAGTCATTAGTATGGTCTTACTCACGTTACATTCCCCTTTCTTCTTTTTCATGTAAGATTATCCCGTTACTTATGTTGTGTTGTTATGGTTATGATATTATCACTATTTTCGTTATATGTCAATAATTTTTACAATTATTTCTAATATTTATTTCCAATTATTTACATTTCATTTATTGCATGATTTTAGTGTATCTGATATAATTAGTCTTAACGCTATATATTATAGAAAGGAGTGCATAAATTTGTCGAAAAATAGCATATCAGCTTACATCCGAAAAATGATGCAACAGGAAGATGTTACCATAAAAGAAGCAGCTACATATACCGGCGTATCCGTTGGAACTTTTCGTAACAAGCTCTCACAAGACAGATTTTCAATTGGTGATCTTATGATATTAGCCGAAATGTGCGATTATAAATTAGCCTTTGTACCAAATCATACGATAAATTCTCTTAATACTATTGAAGATAAAGAAACTTCCAAATCTTACATTTTAGATATTCTTGATGAAGAATTACAATCAAAAATAGAAGATTATAAAATAGCTAAAGTCGATGAAATGATGAGTGCTATGCAAGCCTACATAAAGACTTTAAGTCCTGAACAGATTGAAAAACTATTTTCACATGATAATGATGATCCAAAAAAATAATTGCTAAAAAAGGGGAATAAGATGGAAAAAGATGGAGTGGGTGTGATCCCACTCCTTTTTATTATACGGTAAATGTAATCGTTTGTTCTGCCAATACAGCTCCATCGAAATCTAACACTTGCAGCGTAAATGTTTTATCAACCGCCCTATCCACTGTATATTTCAGTGAGATTTTTGTTCCATTTACTGTTTGAGTAATCGCATACTCTGACACAACATTCCATTTAAAATCAGTTTTCTCTATAGTTGCACCTGTAGAATCAGTAAAAGCTACTGTCCATGACTTTGTTCTACCATAACGTAGAGAATCACCACCTGATATTGTGACACTCTGCTTCGGTGTATCTGGTGTTGGTTCAGGTTCCGGCTCTGGTTCTGGATCAGGATTAACATTAGCATAAACTTCGGCTATGATATGAAATAGTCCGTCCTTTTGGTAAATATTGTCAACTTTAAAGGTACGTCCGTAAATATTAAAAGTATCATCTATCGCTAATACCTTTACAGTGTCCGTGATTTCAGTTACAAATTCCATATTTCCATTAACAATTGAAATCGTGTTATTCACTGATGTAAGACCATTCTTCAAATCATATCCATATACAGGAACATTTTTTACTGTTCTGTTATTCGTGTTCAAAATTCCATTGCAAGCGATAGCAAATGACTTATAATAACAGGTGTTTTCTTCTGTCTCTTTATTCACAAGGACATAAGTTTTTCTTCCATATTGGATGAGTGAGCCTTGATCTACAGGTGCATCTACTCCATAGTAGAGCATGATTCTGTCCTCTGTACTTTGACCATCATCACACCTTCTGAAGAAAGCAGTAAATGTCTTGCCGGAAATCACGGCAGTAATGGACTTACCCTCTCTTGCCATTGTATCTGCAAAAACATTTTCCAATGGGGTATACATTAAATCTGACATTCTGATTCCCCCTTATCGTGTGTAAAACATAAATGTAAAGTCTGAGTCCTGGTAGTGCATTTCAGCTTTTACTCTCTCAATCTCTGATCTAAGCTCTTTGAGCCGGTTCTGAAGATTAGTAAACGCTGCACTGGCGGTAACAAATTCAGTTTCGACTTTTCTGTAAGTGTCAATGTTTCCCAATAGGCTATGTAAAATTGTGTATGCAGCTTCGAGCAGTTTGGCATGATCCGTATTTTTGTCATAATTTGCTTCAGGATCAAGACCGCATTCATTAAGAATTTTCTCATAAACACGGATTCTATCACTCTTCAGACCTTCATAATCTTTATTGCCGGTCATTTCGGCAGTCGTTTTGTTTGGATAATAGTTCTTATAATTCAGTTCCAGAAGCAGTCTTTCATAGTTGGTAAAGCCGGTTCCCAGCTCTGCATCTCCTTGTTCATAATATTGATTATCGTCATATTGTTTCATGATATTCTCCTTCCTTAACATAAATAAAAGTTTACGCAACGTGTCCCGTATGCGTTCATAGAAAAGTGTACTTCATCAATTTCATACTCTTTATCCTCGATGATGATTGAGCCTAAATCCCTGGCTAAATTAATCTCCTGAATAGACATAAACTCTTCATTGTGTGGTTCTTCAGATGGGACAATCTCATCCACCATGTTGTTATGACAATAAAAAAAGTGTACCGGCAAGACATTCAGATCCTCTTGCAGATACACCAGTGCTTTCTTCTCACTTATTAAATTGATACTTGTCACAACATACGGTTTGTCCAGCTCATCCGATTGATAATCCGTATTGGTTAAATCATCAATCTGTGAGTAGAGATCATCCTCGTTGGAGAACTCAATCATTTTTACTACATTATTAATTTTTCCCATATTGTTTTATTCCTTTCTGTGTTTAGTATTACTTTTTATATAATATGTATTACTCTTAACTATTTAAGAGAATTGTACCTCTATTTTCAACGAAAACTCCTTCAGGGTAAACTTGTTCATCTAACCACCTACAATCCATTTTTGACCTGTTTTTTACAGTCTCTCATAAAGGATAATTCAACTTCAATTTTATCCTCGCCATTCTAATGTACAACTTGAAATTTACGGAACAAACCTGTAAGTGGTACAAATTTACACTAATCACTGTTCTTTCCAGAATTTAAGTCTACATCATAGAATTTCTGACAAATTTAACCAATTTACTTGACTTTGACACGCCGTAGGCGAATAATCTGTAGGGAAATAGGAAAACGGCTCTCGTATCTGGACAGAGTTTCCCTATCGCAAGAAAAAGAAACTCTGATATGCCTTGAGATGAATAATCCGCTTTTGCATGAGGTATCCGTATCTCTGTAGAGCTGTTCAAACTATGAGTGCGGTTTTCTTCGATTCCGCATGGACTTTTATATTGGTCTGCCACGCCCTCAATACACACCGTTTCCAGTGTTTGTCCATTTCCGCATCCTACAAGAAATCTGTAGGTGCCGTGGTTCAGATATACCCTGTGTACGTCCAGGCTTATCCTTTGCCCCCGTGTGCGCTACTTTTAACCAATGTACAGACTGTCCGTACCAATAGGCGGTCTGGTTAGGCATATGAGGTCTTGCGCTCTCTCCAACCCCTGTGGTCATGGATCACCGATAGCCGCAGCGACCCAACCCCGGCAATTTACTATTTAGGCTGCCGATACCAGATTTTATTTATCCAGAAGTAACCCTTAAACCCTGTCCAACTTTCTAAAGTATATTAAAATTATTACTTTTGATATAGTAATTATTACTTTCAGTCCTAAAAAAGAGTAAATTTAATACACCGAACACAAGTTCATTCTTGACATGACAGGTTGTGTAGTTTAGAATATATCCTATAAAAGGTGTATACAAAACACACCCTACCACATTTTCATTTCAAAAAAGAAACTGTGCTAAGTTGATTTTTTTAATATTAAATTGTGGGTACTAGGCTGCACTGGTAATGCCGTCTAGTATAAGGTAATCGGTTCTGGTAAAACCGAGCAAACAAAATGTATATGTACAGAACGTGTAACAATAATAAAAGCGGTATGAGGTTAATTCTTCATACCGCTTTAGTCTTGTTACCCAACTACTGCAATATGTTTCTGCCAGTTTTTCTGTACTTGTATTTATTGTACACGGTAATTCTGGAAATTGCAATAGTTTTTAAAAATTTTCTTATATAAAAAGTATTACTTTTAATATACTTATTATATTATATGTAATACCTTAATTTTAGAGCATATCTTCTTCATCCAAAATGAAGCGATTTTCACGAACATATTTTGCAATCAACATATTCAATGCAGAGTTATTTGAGACTCCCTGTGCCTTATTTATTGTAGTAAAAGCATTGTACATTTTCATATTTACTTTAGCAGAGATTTGTTTGTCTTTTGCTCCATCTTTTGAAATAATTTTTTCTACAGGTGCTTTCTTCACAACGCTGGCAGTTTCTTTCTGCTCTTCCTTCATTTCTTGTAACTCTTCTTCCTGAAGCGTATCTATGAGCCTTGTTTTCGCCATGATTTCATATCCTTTCTTTATTTAGGTATTACTTAGTATATAATATGTATTACTCCAACTTGAAAGCAATTTCCATATATTCTTTTGCCGTAGGTGCTTTCTTATTTGATAATACAACCGGCTTTCCATTTACAATCGCTCTATTTACATCTGCCGAATCTTTTACCACACCCAATATCGGTGCTTTCTGTTCCAACATAGCCAGTACATCCTGATTGTCATTTATTTTTGATTTATACATAGTCGCAATGATTCCTGTAAGCACCAGATCAGGATTCAGTGATCTATCTCCATCACCACTCTGTACGTCTTTGATAGTGTTCATCAGTGCTTTTAGTCCTCTGTATGCAAGGTACTCTGTTTTTACTGGAATAATAACTTCATCCGCAGCGACTAAAGCATTAATGAGAAGTGTTCCTAACTGTGGTGGACAATCAATGAATATATAATCAAAATATGGTTTCAGAGTTAAGACAGCTTTTCGCAACTGTACATCACTATTTCTTCCAACAACCAATTTTGTTTCTGTAACTGCCAGATCAATATTGGATGGAATTATAAATAAGTTGTCCAGGTTTGTACTCTCAACATTAAAAGCACATTCCGCTGCTTTTGTTTTACCATCAAACAATTTACATACATTATAATTTTCAAATTCTTTATCATCAGGATTCATACCACAACAAATTGTCAAACTCGCCTGTGGGTCAAGATCAATCATAAGCACTTTCTTACCTATCATTGCTTTTGCAACTGCAAGATTGTATGTAGTTGTAGTCTTTGCTACACCACCCTTTTGGTTGGCTATTGCTATAACTTTCATACTTAAATCCCCTTTCCGCATATTAAAAGTATTACTTTTTATATAATTATTATATTTAAGATGTATTTATTATATACTAGCGTCTACTCTCCGTCAAGGAAATTTACTAATTTACAGTATTTTCCATATAGTTATATATAATACTTTTTATATACTAAGTAATACTATAAAATCAATTAGTATATAAAAAGTATTACAATATAAAAGGAAGGACAACAACTGTCCTTCCTTGATTTTTACTGCTTATTCTCATTTAAGAGTCTATGAACACTACCAACACTGCATCCAACCTGTTTAGATATTTCTCTGATTGAATGTCCCTTCTTATGCAATTCGCACATTAAAGCTACTTTACGATCATCTATCCTTCGTGGCGCACCCTGTTTCTTTCTGGCAGCTTTCTTCAGCTCATTACTCTGTTCAATATTCTGTTCAATAATCCGCATAGATTCTTCTGGCGTAAGAGAAGCGGATGCAAGTTCCGTCAACTGTCGCTGAAGCTCTTCATTTTTCTTATGTGCATCTTTGTTGTATTCCAAATACTGCTCCGCTATTGTCTCTGCCCTATCAGCTCTTGCCAGTGCTTCATTATAGGTTAGTGCATCTTCCTGTACATACTGACCATATTTCTTATCATTAACCTGTTTCTTCAGCTCTTGAATTTGTCTCTGTCGTCTTTGTGAGATTGTTTCTACAAAATGCAGACGTTTGGCAAGCTCTGATTTACTCTTACTTTCATATGCTACATACCACGGTTCTCCATATTTCACATCCGAATCCAGCTCATCATCGGAAATGTGATCTGTAGTTGGTTCTTCTGCAAGTTGAAGTTTCAGGTGTTCTATTTCTTCAGCTAATTTTTGAGACTTGTCTTTTTCTTTATTGTAATCATTTTTATACTGATCTCTGTGCCAGATAGCATTATCCAGTTTACGCTGCATATCTTCAGATGGGGCAGTAGCCGGTTGATTCTGTTGCAGATCAGCGATTATACATTGCAGACGTTCTATCTCTTTGTCACGCTCTGCGATAATATCTTTCTGACTTTCAATCTGTGCTTTAAGCTCCTGTGTATAGCTCTGTCTCTTTTTCTTCGCCATTTTATCTCCTTCTATGCTCTTAAATTCGAGGTCATATTCTCCACCTTGCAGTGTCCAGTCGAAGTGAAGTTGTCGGATTGTCTCGAACCAGTCCCACTTATCCTTACGATAGATTCTGCCGGTGGAATCAGATATATGAACCATCACATACGGTTTATCTGTATCTTTATCCCATAACTGATTAATGGTAAGCATATTATTTTGTGCATCTGTATAGGTCACACTGCCAGACTGAGATAGTTTCTTGTCATGTGTCCAGCGGTACCCACTACCATAATTTTTGAGTAGTTTTGCAAGTTCCGCTTGTGTTAGAAAATATTTCTTCTTAGGCATATATGCTCACCTCTTTCCTATTTATTGAACTATATTTATAGTACATCTAAATAGAGGTTTTGTCAAGTTATGGAACACTGTATATTGAACATAGTAGTTGAGTTTATAGCAAAGTTTGGTAATACTTTTTATATGTATATGGTTACTATGGATATGCTTTTTATATACTTTTTATATTAATGTCCGTACTGCATAGCATTATTGATTTCATTGTATTTTTCTACAACATCAAAGTTTACACCTGACTCCCAGAAATGATATTCATCCTTCTGGAAAGTAGTTATCTCAAGACAATATTTCTGTTTATTTTTTAATAGATTCCCAATTACAGGTAATGATCTATCAATTTGAACATATTTCCAGTCTTTAGGTTTCAAATAGGCATTTTGTATACCGCCGTCTTTATCTCTATAACATAAATTATAATATCCATTACATATATCTGAAATATTTTTTCCTCTATATTTGTCAGTATCATCATAATAAGAATAATCATAAAATTCTGAATGCCACTCTGATGTAGGTTTAAATAAAGTAATTTTCTTTGTATATTTTATTCTTAAAAAACCTTTCTGTTCTTTTTTTACTATCTGTTTTACAAAAACTCTGTCATAATTTTCAAAATATCTGTTTATTTTATATTCTTTAATATTGCTCAATCGAATATTCAAATCTCCAAACGTAATAAATCGTGATGTACTATTCTGCTCTGAAACTCTGATATTTACTGCATTCTTGCCTTTTTTCCCGTCTGCAACATCAAATTCCACTATCATCCAGTTCTTTAGCTCAATAATATCTTTCACCTGTGAGATATGAAAAAAGTAATCTGCACCATCTTCACCTGTAATAAATCCAAATCCTTTATCTTCAATAAATCTCTTGATTCTTCCTCTCATCTGTGATTTCCTCCTGGCATCTTACTTCTTCATAACCTTATTGATTTCATTGTATTTTTCAAAAATATCAAAATCTTCATGATCTTGATAGAATCTCATATATTCCTTTTGATATGTTTTAATATACAAATAGCCGCATTTTACTATTTTATCTCCCAGATTATCATAATAAGCTTTGTGCCTATTATATTCGGATTCACTTATCTCTCTTATAGGACTATTGTTAAATCCATATTCTTCCAAGTACCCGAAGCATTTAACAATTCCATACTCTTTTATGTTATTTACTCGAATATTCTTATTTCCAAAATTGATAACTTTTGATCTATTATTCCCTACTGGAGATTGTGTAGCGATATTAACCGCATTTTTTCCTCTTTTTCCATCTACAATATCAAATTCTACAAACATATAGTTTTGCGGCTCAACCATATCTTTAAATTGTGAGATGTGAAAGAAATAGTCCTGTCCATCCTCACCGGTGATAAATCCATAGCCTTTTTTATTGATATATCGTTTAATTCTGCCTTTCATCCGTAGTGTTCTCCTTCTGGTATTTTATGTATATTATATCACGATGAGAAAATATAAAGTCAAAATTTTGTCGGCGTAAAAAAATTGGTATACATCCGACCAAACATATGTTTAGGGGGGGTCAATCGGTGGGCTGTCCTGATATGATCCATCCCAAACCGGCAGACGTTTCAAAGCTCTATTTGACGTTTTAAGGCGCTTTTATATCATATGCTATAACAATGCCATAAAATACATAAAGTCGCTTAAATCGCATTTTACGGATTTTTACGGCTATATACATATTCCTGTATTTATGCACAAGGGATGTATAAATATAAAAAACTACACCTGTAGAGGGTGGGATGTTCTACCAGATACAGAGGGATGTACCCATCACAACCGGCACGACTGCCAGCGGATCACACTTTACTATACAGGACAAATGGACAAGGACAGTATAAGTCTATACAGGGATATATTATACAGGGATAAGCAGCGTAAGACCTTGTTGTATTGTGGCGTGTCCTGATGTACAGGTTATACCGGCTCTATATGGGTTTTATATGCCCTTATATACCGTAATATAAGGAATACCACACAAGGGCAGTAGAAACGGCTCTAAAGGTCATATACAGGCGTATAAGTGTATTGTAAATAGTGTTCAACATATCGCTGTGACCGGCTGCATCTGTCCCCCCCGTGTAGGGTTAGGCTCTGCCGGTATAATCTGTCTTGTGATCTGTTTTTATAGCGGTATCCTCTGCCGGTTCTGGTGTCAGATATGGAAGTAATATTTAGTTTACTTCCGTCATAAAACACAATAAAAAAGCCATAGACTCAACGCCTATGACCTTTTTACTATGTTCTATATTATAACGCTTATAAATCTAACAGTGCAGCTATTACAACACCGATAAAGACATAACAAGCGACTTGACCTAAGAAGTACATTATCACACCCCCTTCACCCTATCCGTGATACTACACACGCTATATTTTCGAGATCGTTGAAACGTTTCTCAATAATTACTCTCTGAAATGCTTCAGCTTCTTCTCTTGTAGCGAAATATCTCTCATCAATAATACTTGACTCAAATAATTCAAACTTAACAACAACCGCAGTATAAAAACCGCCTGTAATGTTTAATACCTGTGATTTCATAATTTTTTCACCCTTACCCTTTCTTATCAATATCCTCTCATTAACCAGTCTAAAAACATCCAAATCGGCATAGTGAAAAGGAAAAATGCTACAATGTACATCAATACTGTTTTGATTTTCTGGTGTCTTTCTCTTCTGAATACTGCTTTCCAATATGATCTTGTTCCATAAATCTTTTCCATAGTAGTTTCCCTCATCAACCAATAATCTCGATGCAGTCGCCGTTATCCAGAAAATGAAAACTGCCCTCTATACCTAAATCCCGTCCAAATGCTTCATAGTCAAAGTATCTTGCTACGGTTTTAGGTACGTTTCTAAGATAATCAAACTCATCAACAACCTGATAGGCTACATCTGTCATATTGTCACAGTTGCTATATGTGCGATAGTCTCCGCTTTCCGCTTTTTCAATAGCTCCATCCAGATCGTAGCCACATTCTGACATTAACACTTTAACAACCTGTTCTTGTTCTTCATCCAGATCATCAATCTTTTCCGCTATCTCATTCAATGTATCAATGTTCTCATACTCACCAATTTCGTAAAAATCACATTCATAATCAGTTATGAAATATTCTTCATATTCTTTATTGATTCCGATACGCTCAAATACTTTCTGAAGCTCTTCATTGCTAATCGGTAACTGTACCCATTCGCCTACAAGCTCACCTTCGTTGTACTTTCCTAAGTTTGTTAAATAAATGTTCATCATAATAATATAAACCACCTTTCTTTTTGTCCGGCGGTTGTGTTACAATATTACTGCAACCGCCTTTTGTTTGGTTGTGACGGCTACTAAATAAGATTGTCCAGATCCTTGTGTTTAGTAGTCGTCCCTTGTTGTGGTTTTAATATAACTCATATTTGAGTATATGTCAACTCATTTTTGAGTATTTTTATAATATTATTTTAAAATCCGTCTTTCTTCCTATTAAATGCAATAAATAATCATATAAGATTATACATTAACTCTATATTGATTATTATTTCATTCTATGATATTATATCAATAACTCATAAATGATATATTGAAAGGCGGTTATATATGAACGGATCACAAGTTATTAAGCAGCTTATGTTAGAGTCAGATACCAATATAAACCAATTAGCGGAACTGTTAGGTATTCAACCACAATCAGTTAGGAATAAACTGTCACGAAACAGTTTCACACTGGCAGAGTTTGAAAAAGTAATAAACATACTTGATGCAGAATTGCAAGTTGTATCAAAAAAGACAAAAAACATTTATCATTAAAACAGATCAGAGAGCTGGAACTAACACCATGTTAGCCGGTTCTCTTTTTTTGTCCTAGTATCTCTGCCGGTCATAGTGTCAGAAATCATATTATAAAATCCCGTAAAATAATTATATGGACAAAAAACAAGCTCTATATCATGGAATTACACCCCGTTATTTTATAGAATCATTTCATTTTGTCCATATAATTCATATTATATTGACAAATTATATTGACACGCTATTTTCACTCTGTTATACTTTAAATATAGAAATCTGGACAATCTAATAAAGAAAGGCGGTTTTATTATGAAGAAAGAAGAAATCTTGAAAGCATATGCAGACGAACTGGAAAGAATTGGAAAAAGTGAGAACACTGCAAAAGGTTACTTGCACAATATTTCAATGTTCCTGACATGGTTAGAAGATACCAGCGGAGAGAGCTTCAGCGGATCACTCACACCTGTAGAAGTAAAAGCCTACAGGTCATACATTGATACAGTGCAGAAAGCATCCCTTTCAACTATCAATACCAAACTTGCAGCGATACAGAATTTTTGTAATTTTCTTCATGTCGTATATGGAAATGAACTCATTAAAGTTGAGAAGAAGAAAGGCAAGGTTTCCCCTAAAGTAGAGGTTCTGAACAAACAAGATTTATTCCAGTTTTTGAAATATACAGAAGGTAATGCTAATCTTTTACATCGTGTAATTGTTCAAACCATCTTAAATACTGGAATGAGAGAATCAGAAGTTGTTGACCTTGAATTATCAGATATAGTCAATCTGGACAGTACAAAAAACACTTATATCATTATCAGAAGTGGTAAAGGCGACAAATACAGAGAAGTGCCTATCTCCGGCGAATATAAAGCTCTGCTCCGTGAATGGATAGCACACAGACCTGTATCTGATTCCCAAAAGGTTTTTATCGGCAATCGTGGCACACTGACCGCAAATGGAATCTATAAATTGATACATCGGTTAGGATCACAAAAAGGATTGAATGTATATCCGCATATGCTACGCCATCAATATTTAACTAATCTTGCAAAGAAATGTGATAATCTTCAGGATATAAAGTCTTTACAGGAAATAGCTGGTCACTCATCTGTAGAAACCACAATGAGATTTTATGTATCAAGTTCTGAAGAATCCAAAAAGAAACTTACTTCAGAAATCAACTATTTTGAATAAAGAAGCCAATAAAAAAGGCACTCACTGTAAAAGGTGGGTGCTTTCTTTTTGTGCATATTTATTGAATATTCCTTGATATTATTCATTCTGTGCAAAGTCGTGTTCCTGTCCCAGTATGCAGCCGTGTTTCTGTTTTTGTGCTATCATCTGGACGATCTGAAGAAATCGGTGCTATACGTCCGTTTTTTCGTCCTGGTGTCACTCTGCTTTTTACCAGAATCACAAGAACATGATTTTGCGAAATCTTAAAAATTTTTAGCTACTTACAAAATCTTTTGCGTGTGTAATTTTTTCTATGTTATGTAAACTAATCCACACCAAACCCGTTCCCAAAATTTACCAGAACACAATTTGTCCTTATTTTAATGTACGTTCCGGCATTCCACAACGCCAGAATATATGCAGAATCCCAGTGGTAATTTTAAGCAATTCCTCATTTTAGAAATGAACAGAATGTACTACTGCAAAACACAGTACCCATCCCCTAAAATCCTAAGAATACTGTGCAAAAATCCCCACAGGATACACCCTCACACCACTGATCACAATTCTCACTTTTCCATTTTCTAAGTCTTTCCGGCATACCCCCTAAGTTTAACTTAGCCCTGGAGCATTCCCAAATCAGGGAACGCTGCATCTCAAATCTAAGACTCAGATATAAGAATTTTCCATGAAAGATTTTCTGATCACATTTTTCAGATATGGGGTTAATTTCCCAGTGCAAGCCTAGATTGAATCTAAGGATGTCACGTTTCATGGCTCCCTTTGTCACTGCGATAAAATCCGCCGTGAATACAACCTAAAAATCCGTCTCTAATCCTCACGGTCATCTTTTCGACTTATCTACGGTCATTTCGACCGTGAAATAAATGCTCTCAGAGCGATTTTCAGAAAGTCAACCTTGATAATTCCACATCGGACTTCACGAAAACGGCTCACAGAGCATTCTTCATTTTCATTTTTCTAAGAATCCATACAGAATATGGGGATAATAAAAAGAGTACACAACCTAAGCTGCATACTCTCATAAAAAAGTGTGTATGTATGGAATGTCCCAAAAGGATCTTACCATCTTAATCTTTTGTACAGGGGATAGAACCCATCATATTTAATGGGTCATGTCCTCTGCAAGTGCGCCAACACCGTTCATATAACATAATTCAACAACATATTCATTATAGAACCTTTGTTCCCCTATGTCAACAGAGTTTATCTGGCAATTATTGACAAATTATGATATAATTCCCTTATCAGGTTAGAACGTGATAGGGATAGTCTGGTGGTTGTCCTTTCCAGAAACGGAAAGGGGGTAATGCCAATGAGCACGATGGAAGTGTTACAGCTTTTACTTGTAATCTTTGCGGCATTGTCCTATCTGGATAATCACCGCAAATAGCAAAAAGGCTATTCCCTACCGCAAATAGGGGATAGCCCGTGTTTTAGTAACCCGTTATAAATTTTTCGATGGGCAACCACTAGACACCGCAAATATCTCTTGATTGCTTCTAACTTGATTATAACATTTGACCGTAAAAAGTCAAGTGTAAGGGGGATGCAAATTTGTGTCTCCCTTTTATTATATCCACATATGATCCCACCATACAGGAAGAATGAGGTCTGGCATGACAAAAGCCATTAAAACTGCATGATGGAATCGTATCTGAATATAATCAGGGTACCGGCAGTTCACCGATACCCACATATATTTATTCTGGTATAATCTTTGGCACTGATAATTTGTGCATGGTCTGAATCTGAAGGGATGGCTTGATAATAGGGGACTTTTCCAAAACTTCTTTTACCAGATTCTTCCACTCTTCACCGGCTATCTTGAAATCAACATAACTTCCTTTGTCCTTGCACCGATAGATACAGACTGCTTCGGTTACATAAATATCACCATACTCTTCATTATCACGGATAATGAGATATTCTCCGCTGTCGTATTTATTTGTAAACAGAAATTCCTTCAGGGCATTCTTGCACATGAAATCATAATCAAAATACTCCATCTGTGCCAGGAATCTTACTGCATACTTATTACCGCCGTTCTCCGGCAGCTCTACTATTTGAATTAACTGATAACACGGATACATAATTTTCTGATCCTCACTTTCTATGTTTTCTCAAAAAAATATGGGGTAACATTTCGTTACTCCACAAAATAAATAAGGGGTTAATCTGCCTTATCGTCAATTATTACTTCTTCCGTTTTGGTACTTGTCACAATTTCCAATGGATCATCTGTCTCTTCTTCAAACTCACCATTAACCTTTGCTTCGTCCTCGATACGCTTCAGTTCCAATGCGGTATCCGTAGTATAAGGTGATCTATCAATAATGGTCTGCTTAGAAATTGCACCACAATTATACTGAATCTGCATATTTTTCATGTCCGCTGCATTATCTACAGGTCTTGCAACATTAAAGGAGAAATTCACACTATCGAATACTTCATCAGATACAGTTTGTCCGTTATATTCCATCAACTTACGAATGTATTCGAGTCGTTTCTCAAATCCCTCTTTTATGGATGCAATATACTGTCTTGCGAAGTTATCGCATTGTTGGTAAAGCATGACGATAGATGTTTCCGAAACATTTGCAACATTACTCTGCCCCATGATTGAAGCTGGAACACAAGCGATAGCATAAAACTGTTGAATCACATAATCCAGTTCCAGTTTAATACTTTCCCTGTCCATCTGAGCATTCGCCCAATTAAAACTTCCACCTTCTTCAATATTTAGAACTGCACCAACCATGTCCCTCGGCATACTGCTATCAAATCTTTGACCTGAGATTATACCAATAGGGGATAACGATAGTGTAAGCACTGCCGTGTCCAGCTTCGATAATAGCGATTCGATTGTATCCATAATTCCCATAAGATCAAGAGGGAACGGATCACCAAATTTATCATATTTTGATTTATCCATAGCACTGTACCAAATGGGAAGTCCTGTAAGGTTTGGCTTAGTGTCAATCAGTGTGCTATTCTCATAAATTTCCACTTTCTCTGGATAATACACAACATAATGGTCTGCTCTACTATCTTCATCCTTCCAGTATTCTACAAAATGGGTATAATTTCCAAAAGAATCATACAGGGGATAAGAGTCTTTATTTCTGATCAACTTTGACTTAATCTTATCTCCATCCAGATAAACATATTCAAATGTATCGCCATATGTAATCAAGTCTTTTGCAATTTCTAAATCTGTTTTTGCATAGCCACCTCTTTTATAAATGGTGTTCAACAAAGATACGAACTCCTTATCGCCTGTAATAGAGACAGGTGAGCCACAAATGTAAGAAGAATGAAACTTAATTATACTACGCAACGTCTGAAGAACTAATCTGGTAGGCTCAAATGTATGCTCTTTATACTGGAAAGAGGGAATCTGCAATACCTTATGATTTCTTCTCAGATAATCGTCAATGTCCTCAACTCTACTGATCCTATCCCTGTAGCGTGTCTTTTTTATCTCATCTCTAAACCAGTCTACTTTTTCTGTGTTCATAGTTGCTCCTTTACTAAAAAAATTCTTAATGGCTTCTATCGGATTTCTCATATATCAATCCTTCCTGTGCCAAATGCACTTTTCTAATCTAATGCCCTTAGGCAGCGTTTCTTTCTTTAAGATAGCTTGTACTGCTTTATCTGATAAATGTTTCTTGTGATCGTCTGCCATAGACTCATTGTCGTAGGAAAAAATATACTCCTTCAGAACACAATTCATATTGTATGTACTCCCACCGTGATTTACATAACTTATCATAGCTTCATCAAGTATCTTTTTATAATCTCTATATTCCATTTAACTTCCTTTCAATTTTTTATTTATCATAAATACTGTTCATTAAATATACCAAATGCCGTTTACATATCCTTCCAGAGCCATAGCAAAAGCCATAACTCTATCATCTTTCGCACCCTTTACAGCTTGTTGTTTGCCAGTATCATCTAATTGGAACGACTTCATTTCATCAAGTAATTTCTTACTGTTTAAAAGAATCTGTCCAGTCTCGAACATTTCCACAAACCGGTTAATGATAATAGGTCTACTCTTAGATGAGGTCTGGAATCCTGGCTTCTTTCTTGCTTTTCCTTTTGCATCATATTCTTTATACTTGTATAATCGTATGTATCTGTGTGATCCATCGTAGAGCTTGTCCACGACTGTATGTCCGGCTGAGAGCTTTTCTACAACTAGAAGGGCAGTCCCGTAGTAATTTCCAACCTCTCTGACCAGATCGGCAAATTCATAGGGCTTGATTTTGTTGGACGCAAATTCAAACACCTGAATACCATTCTGATCAACAACTTCTATCACACTATTATCTGAACCGATTCCCTCACCTGTATCTACACCGGCATAAAAGCGTTCTTTTAGTTTAGGCTCACGCCACATATCCCAGTCTTTTTTCCACTTCTTCATCAGTGGTGACAAATTCTTTATATTTTTCTGCGATAATGGCTTGCTATCATAGATATTGTTTGTTCTGGCTTGAATCTTTTCCAGAGAAAATACATTATTTCCGCTCACTAGAAAGCTCTCCGATGCAGTTGTTGGGTACTCTTGTCGGAACTTCTCAATACCAATATTTGCAATTTTCATTCTTCTCCACATGAGCTTTTTCATTGCAAGTGGGTTAGTATCTCCACCCATCCTGTAGTAAAGAGACATTTCCTCTTCATCCAGCTCTTCCATGTCCAAATACTTACCGTGTCGATTTCTGTAAATTTCTGTATTTTCTTCATATTCCTGAATGAATTGCCTAGTATCATCCAACCAACTGAAAAAGAAAGGGATATACTGAGACTCATGGTGTACTGCTTTCTGCCATAGTAAATACCACATATTCATGCCGGAAGAAGTTGACTCCAAAACAATTTGTCCGTCTGGTCTTAATGCAGCTTCGATAGCGACTAACTGATTCTTCAGTTTTTCATCGTCCATGAAAGCGACCTCAGTTAAATGAACATATTTCAGCGTGGAACCTCTGGCGGCATCCTTACTGCCACATACGCAACATACAATACGGCTTCTATTTTCCAGAATAAGCTCTTTCCTATTATTTGCTACATCTTTAATTTTTACGGATGGATCAAGATCATCATACATAGCTTTCAGTTTCTTAAAGACAATATCGACAGTATCCAGAGAATAGCTCATCAACATACATACTGTGTCAGGTCTTGTGTGGGCTAAGTACAATGAGTAGGCTATCGCCCAACTTGTGATCCCCAACTGCCTTGATTTTGCCACTATGTTAAATTTCCCAAAATTTTTTGCTAGTAATTTTTGGGTAAATGTCGGCTCAAATCTAACTTTTTTACCTGTCTTGTCAACGATACGAACAAAGTAGCGACACCACAAGACAGGATCAGCGACTATCTTTTTTAATTTTTCTTCTCTTGTCATTGTGCTTCACCTCTTTTTAATAAAATAAAAAAGGCTGCATGATATGACTCATGCAACCTCTAGTGTGTTAATACAAAATACGCTTCACCAGGAACACTGTATATCACCTTGATATGCCGTGCTTCTGGATATAATTTTTTCAAAATATCTAAGTCCTGTTGCTCAGTGAATCCGAATCCACTGTTTTTGGTATATAAATATTCATAAAACTGTTTGTTCTCACTGTCATTCTGTGTATGTATAGGAATAATCCTCTTTATCTTCTAAATCTTCCTCTGAAACATTGTTCAAAAGTGCAACAAGACCATTTTCTTTATTTTCCGCAAAGAATTTATCGGAAAAATCCTCAAATGCTTTAAAAGCCTGTACATCACCGCCCAGTGCTTTCTCATAGTAGGCATTATAAAGTTCTATCTGCTTCTTCTGATGCAACCGCTTTAGTACCCATAGTACCGCATTCTGCACACCCTCTTCGAGCATATATTTTTCACAGGTTTTCTCTGTAATTGTATCCTTGAAAACTCTGTATCTGTTCTTCAGATCATCAAAAGTAATAATGGGGTCACTTTCATGATCTTTCAGATATTCAGGACAATACTTCCACATAACATAGTATACTTTTGTGTCAGTGTGAAGCATCGCCTTTAAGGTCTGATATATGGAAGTCTCCGTACAGACGGGCTTTCCACTACCATTCGCATTTTTATTCGCCATAGTGTTCCTCACATTCTATTTTTTTCTTTATTGAATCAAAACACCAATTAATTTTATAAATCGGAGTAATATATTTTTCCTCATTCTTCACATAAAATTCTTTCATATCATCAAGCCGTAAACACGCTAATTGCCCGTTAGGATAACTTGCTCCGCAATCAATTCCAATCTTGTCTCCAAATCTTTCGTCATGCCAGATTTTATGTGGTGCAATATATTTATGATTCAAAATTATGTTGATATTTCTTGTTGTTGTATGTCCGAAGATAATCTTACAATTCGGATTATATCCAAGTTTTTGAAGCAATTCTTTATTAACAGGATTAGTATAAAATTCTTCTCTAATGGTTATTTGTTCTATTGCATTCTCTCCAAGTCCCCCATGTACTAATAAGAAGTGATTTCCATTTACTGTAATTTCTTTTGTAATATTTCTGAAACTCTGATCAAGAAAATCAAATAAAGATATGGCTTCATCTTGTGGAAGTTCATCTACATCTTTAAAGGATTCCCATTGATCTATAGAAGAACAGGAATTTGCAAATTTAATGGAATCTTCAATCATTGTGGATAGTTGTTGTACTTTATACGCATAATCAACTTTTTTATATGCGCTGGTTAAGCCCATAAACACTCCTGCTAGAGTTCTTTTATCGGAATAGTCTTGTATTATATTGTTTAACTCATTCTGTTTCTCTTCGTATTCATACGCTAAATTAACTGCTTCTCCTATTTTTTTATCACTCAAATGATGTTTTAAGCTCTCTAGTAGTAGTATTTCGTGATTTCCCATCAATAAAGTTGCATTTCCCTGATCTGACAGTTTTTTAATTTTTTCAAGGACTTTTAGACCGCCACCTCTATTAATACAATCTCCGATAATGTAAAGCATATCATCATTTTTTAAATTAATTTGCTCTAACATTTTCTCAAACAAATCAATTCTTCCATGAATATCGCTCATACAATAGATCATTTAATAATCCCATCCCTTCTCAAATCCGCATCAGTAATCTGTGCAATATGCCCTGTTTTTTTGTCCATCCTAAAGAATAATATTTTACTCACATCATTAATAGAAATATCACCTTTTATAAAAAATTCATCTTCTTTTCTATGAAAATATACTTCATATTTTGATGGATCTATTTCAAATATGACACCTAATTCATCCAGTTTATCCATTTGTGTTAAACTCTCCATATCATATTCATCCAGACCAAAATTCGCCCAACGTAGAGAATTTTTCCGAAATCCTCCAAAGCAAAATGCTAACGGAACATCCAATGAATCCATCACAAAAACATATCCTGTCTCATCTTCATGTAACCTTCTAATTTTGTTATCTGGATATTTTAATTCTGAATAATTGGTAGTTTTTATATATCCACTCTCTAAAATTTTCAAATAATTTTTATACGAAGTTCCGTGGTAAAAATTCGCATTTGTTTCAGTTATTACGATTTTTTCCATCAACTTGTCTATCTCTTCAAATGATAAATCATTCACATTTCGCATAGAATCTTCTAGTGTCATGTCTTGTTTATTTTCGTAATACAAAGCATCCATAGGATTATCCTCGTATAATTTTTGCAACCTATCGACTAATCTTTGAGCTTCTTCTTTCTTATTTTCATATATATCAAAATTCTCATTTATATGAGATAAAACATAATATTTATACCTTGGTTCCCATCCGTTAGGTACAACTGTATTCAGTGCTATATAGGTTTTCATATTCAGTTCTTTATAATTTTTTACACATTTGAATAATCGCTCGTATGTATGTGCAATATCATTTACAATATCTGTCAACTTATTTTTTCCTCTTTCTCTTCTTTTGCTTTTTCTCCGGTTCTTCTACCATCAGAAGATTGTACGCATAACTCATAGGTTCTCCATCCCTGTCAACTCCATGTCCAATCTGAAAATTTACAATTGAACCTTGTACCAGATACGGCTCTCCATTGATAACCTTTTTGCTACAATAATAAGTCTCTCCATCATCATAGCAGCGGACAAATCCGTATCCTCGCTTATTCCATCTTGTTACATATCCCATATAATTCTTCTTGTTGGGACGTTTGTTATTTCTATATTCTGTCAATTTGAAACTGTCCTTTCATTAAATATGTTTTGTCGGATGAACATATCCTCTATAAACTTCCTCTTTTACAAAATTACTTATAACATGATCCTTAAACTCAGGCTTTCTTTCTATATACATTCCATCAGAATATTCAACAACTTTATATGGTGTATTATGCTCTACACAAATCAAAATTAAATTCTGATAGTGGGATAGATTAAAATACGTTCCTTCGTCCTTAAATGGATCATAATTAATACAAAGAATCTCATTGTTAATTTTTTCAATCACAATTTCACCATTACAAGATTCTGAATAATCATAATATTTGTAAAAATAAGCCAGATTACCTTGGAATTTATCAATCACTACAATTCCTTTTTCCAGTAAATGTTTCATATACTACCATCCTTTATTTTTTATAATACGTGTTCAATAAATCAAAAATCTAACATCTTAGGTCTTGATTTTCGGAACACAAAAGCTCTCTTCTTTCTATATGTTTTTCCCCATACGACAACTGGGTACTTCTGTCGAAGGGAATATGCAGTAAGCGGATCATATGTAATCATATATTCCTTACCGATATATTTATCCTTTGACATTTCCCCAGCTTCGTATGTATATAATGACATAATTTTTTCTTCAGAAAGTCCATGACCATAACGATCATAAATCTCTTCAGATGTGAGACTGCTATTCAACCACTGCTTCACTCACTTTCTTGTTCTGGTATTGTGATTTCCAGATTTTTACATCTTCCATAAGTGCATCTGAAACATCATAGACCCAGAAGAAGTTTCCCGTTTCAAAATGGGTACAACGGAATAGATACTTGTATCCTTTTTCAGTGAGATACTTTTTCTCACCAGTGGAATAGCACCAGTAAAATCTCTTCTTTAAATTTTCCTTGAATTTTGTATATTCAACCTTTGTCATTATAATTAATCTCCTTATTCTCCTATATTTCGCTTAAACTGCGATATTCAGGACGTACTGATCCTGATAAGTCTCGGCAGAGACTATAATTTTTTCATTATTTTTTACACGCTGCCTTGCGTCATAGGCAGACGTAAATACCTTTTTAATTGGTTGCACCAGCTCAAACTTACAATCTGGCACCTCATATGTAGGTGAGTCTAAATAACCATCCTCTGAAATAGTGATTTTATCGTATAATCCATGCTCAACTGAGAAGTCTTGGAAATACTTCATATCATGCTTTTCCAGTATTGGTAAAAGATATTCTGTAAGTCCTAACTGTTCTAACCAATATAAGTTAATGTGAGAATACTTCCCACCCTTGTTGTAATAGCCGATGAAACCGCCATCAACGGCAAGTATCATCGTCCTCAATTCTTCGCTCATCTGCTCTATACCGCCATATAAAGCGCACACTAAAGCTAACGTACCAAAGTTATATTTTTCATTAAATCTTCCGTTGTGAAAATTGTTCGGATTAACCCTGCATGGGTTATTTAGAAATGTTCGATGATTGTCGAAACATAATTGATCTTGACCTACTGAGAGGTCTACAAAGATAGGTGTTTTCCACCCATAGTCGATTTTTTCTTCATTGAGCCATAAACCGCTATTGAAATCATAAAATCCACCTATTTCTACTCCAAATAGGGTGTTTAATCGCTTGCAACTGAAGAGTGAATCCACATCATCAGTAAGCACTAAATAATAATCCTCTGGATTTATTTCTGTCCACCACTCCGGCAGACTGTTCAACAACTCCTGTTTAACAAGACTCTTATTTCTGTCAAATTTTTCCATTTTCGTAATTGTGTCCAGATACCTATGCAAACACCCACAATTACATTCATCATCATTATCTTAAACACTTTGTCTCCTTCCTATTTTTCCACTGTCACCGTTTTACTGGAAGTCGGTTTAGTGCTTTTTCTCTTTGTTGGCGTAGATTTCTTCTCGGCAGCTCTCTTTTCTTTTTGCCGATTATTCTCATACGCATTCTCTTCTTCATTGAATTTCTTTTTATCTTCATCAAATGTACCTCTGACTTTCGCCTGTGACGCTGCATTGATACCCTTGACAAATTCCTGATAATTATATTCTGTAAGATTTCTCTGTCCTAACTCAATATCTCCGATCAAATTATGAGATAAATTGCAATACATGGCTACATCCCTCTGGGACAGACCTCTCATTAGTCGATAATCCTTCAGATCACTTGGTCTTAACATCTATATCTTCCTTCCTTAAATAATAATTGCCTTAAAAAGATAGGGTGCAACATTACATCATGTGACATAACATCACACCCCAATATATGAAAAAATCATAGATTGTAAGAATCTATGAGATTATCCATACTTGCTATTAAGCAATAGTTTTCTTTAGAATAGATACACCTTTAGCATCTAAGAGTTTTACTGCATAGAGGTTTGACGCAATGAGGTCAGTAGCAAGTAATTTCGCCTCTCTCTCCTCCTCGACAGTAGTTTCTTTCTGCATGATATATCCTAATGCACCCTTCTTAACAATTGCAATTACAGGCTCACTGTTTGTAGCGTCCCACATCTGATCTGAAAGGTATACAGGGATTGTACCATTCCACATACCGATACAGTTTGCATCATCCACAATACCGTTTCCAGAAGCAGCGTATGTTTTATCAATCTTTGTAAATTCATCCATTCTCATAATGGCACTTCTGAATTTTCCATGTGCAACGATACCCGCAAAAGAACTATTCTGTACCTGATCTCCGAAGCAATCAAAAGCACTATCAATGGCAGCTACAGTAAGCTCGCCTGTGCCTGTGAGTGCAGTCTTATATACCGCATTATCTGCCATTTCTTTAATAAGGTCAGAATCAATTTTCTTCGCCATAACTTCAGCGGTCTGAGAAGACATAGCATCCACAACCGCACCTTTAATTTGTGCCTTATCCTTATCATAAATTCTGACAGATTTACCAGTCTGTTTTACTTTTGCAGTGCTATCGGACATACCGATTTCCTCTGGCGTAAGTGGTGTACCTTTTGTAACTTCCTCTGCATCTGTCAGTCTGTTAAATGTTGGAAAATGAACCTCATCTCCATAAACCAGAATCTCAGATACCATATCTGTATAATCTGTTGCAATATCTTTCATTTTAAGTGCAGTACCTAATTTACTATTAACTGCATCTGCATATACTGAACCAATAACTAAGCTCATTGTTAATTCCTCACTTTCATAAAAAATTGAGCAATAAAAAACACCCATAACCGATAGGCTATAGGTGCTTCACACACTCATTTTATTTTCTTCTTTTTGTCAGTCTCTCGTATAAAGTAGGATTCTTTTTATAAAGTTCCACACGTTTATCGTAAGACATTTTATTAAATTCTTCCTGTGACACTAAATCATCTGAATCATGGCTTGTAGGTACATACCCCGTAGATTTCATTCTGGATTTTACAATTCCATCCACCACGGATACCAGAGCATCCACATCTGTATCTTCTTTTAGAAAATCCACCAGAGATTTATCTAATCCTTTATTGGTAAGATTTTCCTGAAATTCAAGTCTCTTCTTTTGAGATGCAACAATCCTCTCAGACTCTTCCAGGGCAGCGATACGATTCTCTAAATCAATCTCAGCCTGTGACTTCTCTACAGGTGTCAACTCCTTGATCTTGTCCTTCAGGTCTTTAACCTCTTTTGAATAATGACCACGGATTTTATCTTCGGCAGACTGAATCGCTTTATCATAGTCAGTCTTTGACATTGTAATTGTATCTACATCCTCTCTGGTAGTTTCATCCGCTGCGGATGCCCCATCTTTGATTTCTGTATCTACAACTGTTGTTTCTGTGTTTGTGTTTTCCATAATTTTATCTCCATTCCTGTTTTCATGCTTCGCCCCTAAATCGTTGCTCACACGAACCCATATTTTTTCTACACAAAAATATATTTAACTTCCAGATGGAAGTAATAATCATAAAATGGGTGGGATTTTTTAAATAATTAAAGGAGGTACAGGGAACCCCACCAAAAAACCTGTTCTGTTAAAACAAAAAATCAAATTTAACACAATGATTATTTCTCAATATTAAATAATTAAACTTAATACGGAAATTAAAGACATCATGAACCTCAAAAGGAGTCTCCGATAATGCCTTATACTGAAAACTTCGCAATTTCGTACTATTTTTCAATAGTCTTCCATCACAAAAATATATCTAAATATCAAGCGGACTTCTGCTTATTTAAAAGCTATTACCGCTTAATACTGATACCAAAATTAATATCCCTTCATCTGAAGGAATTTATCAAGGGACTCCCTGTCAAGTAAATGCAGCTCTGCTTTATTATTCTTGAATCGAGACAATAATCCCTCACTAATGCGTGTTTGTTTTGCGATAAACTTCTGATTGATACCCTCACCCTTAATGAGAGCTAAAAGCCTATCTCTTAATTTTTCCTGTGACATTTTGTCCACCTTTCTAAATTATGTTGTACAAAACAAACAGTTTTTATAATTTACCACTTGACTTTTCATTATATAAGTGATATAATTATTATTTTATATACCATATAGTGCAATATGTCAAAATATCATCATTCTGTTTTTATCATGATATTATTGTATATTATCAATGTCAATTTTGGGCACATGGGGAATTTTCTTTAAGGGGTACTTAGCGCACCAAATACCCCCATACACTGTTCAAGAATCATTGTACAACTTTTGTTTTTATCTGGTATTTTTTTCCATATAATTCATAAATTTCATCCCTTGTAATCAGTTGATTCAAGTCCTTCAGACTCTTCACAGATGTTTTGGAACTTGTCACATTTTCTGTGACCTCTTCCAGATACGTCACTGTTCCTGGGTTGCTTTTAATCGCTGCAAGAAACTCTTTTGGATAAACCTCATATATCCACTGTAGTAAAGTCTGACCTAGACAGTGCTTCTTCTTATCACCGATAAGTCGCTTATCCCTCTTATCATCCAGAACGATTTTTCCTTTTTCATCTTTTACAACCTTGCCATGTTTGTCCTTGCGTGGGTGAACGTCAAATATATCACGAATTAATTTCTGAATATCCCAAGTCGTAATCTTTCGCTCAATGGTCTGGTTCACATCTGAATACCGAATTTCATTCAAGGCATTCTGTATCAGATTTTGTTTTAACTCAAACATTTCTTCTGCGGTAATATCACCACTGGCATATTTAGCATAAACCTGATTCAGACGATTATTCCACTCTAATCCAATCTTTTTGATTGCTTCGATCCTGTTGTAATCTGCTTTCGTTCCTTTCGGAATTGGATTCAAAATATCAACAAATGTGATCATTTTTGTTCTTTCCGCACGTTCCAAATGTTCTTTAATGACAGTCGCCAACTTGTCCATTGTACACTCCAACGGAATGTAGATTTTTTCTTCTAACGCTTTTCTCTCCTGTGCCAGAAGAATTTGTTTCTGCCGATGAAGCTCTTTTTCTTTTTCATCTGTAAAGTGTTTCTTTTTCTTCTTCGGAGTAGACTTCAACCCTTTGGTGAACTGCGGTCGCACCATGTATTGATCTGGATTAACCTTCAGGAAAAGATTGTCAATTTCTTCTGTGAGTTCTTGAATTTCTGCTTCAGTCGTTGCTTCATTCCTACGCTGCACAAGTTCCTTGTATTCACTGATGGTTGACTCTTCAACTGTTTTCTTATAACGTTGCTCTGTGATAAGTAACGTTCCATCATCCCGTAATACTGCACCTTCAGCCTGTAGATACGGACGCTTTCTTATCTCACTAATTTCTGTTGCAAGATTCACACCCTTGTATCGGCGTTTGGCACTGTCAATGGCAATATTGCTTGCACTAGCCAAAATACAAATATCATCATAAATCTGTGACAGATACTTTTCTTTATTCTGCTCTGTGCCAGTATTGTACAGATGCCAGTAGAAACACTGTAAATCTCTTGCAAGGTTACAGATTTTTCCAATAAAGTCATTTGCTAACTTACCATCAATGGATGCCATCTCTTCATTTGTATAGTTTTTTGGATCATTTTCGGGTGAAAGCCCATTGATAGGAATAAGATATTTTCCAGAATTTACAGTTTCTTTTGTTGTTTCTAAGATTATAGGGTCATTACCAATGTAAGACACATCGGAGTCTTGATCGCTGCCGCCCCATATATCAGTAAGGAAACAACCCTTTCCCCATAGATTGATAACCAAAATTCTATCACTAAAGTTGAACCACTTCCACTCATCACGGTATGTATTCTTCAGAATCGCATTCTCTCCAACTGCAATGTGCGGACTTCTGAAACCGTATAACTCTTCACCATCCGCATACCTTTTACAATAGCACTGGAAATCAGATAAGATACTTGTCTCAATTTTTTCACCTGTGGATGCTCTCAACATTTCATAAGGGTTGCCAACCAACGTACAGAAATCAGAATTATTCAACTGAATTTTTCCCTGATAGAGTCTATCTAAAATACTGTTCAAGAATGTTCGCCTGTAGTTCGTGTACAATGTTGTCCTGGTAATATTCTCGTTAATCTGAAGAAGTTCTTTCATCATGCGTGTTCCGATGTTATCCGTATCGCTAGCCTTCGTGTTCAAACCATGCTTCAGGAACGCTGGATATTTTTTCATGAGATTAATCTCATGTACCTGTGGTTCCACGATTTTCCAGAGCTGTTCTTCATCGAGATTCAGTGTGTCCAACACCTGATACCACAACTGTTGACGATCACCAAATTTAGAGGTCTTTTCGTACTTGCAGACTCCGAATAACTGTTTATCTTCAACCAACTTCTCTCTGTACCAGTCCCAGGTCAATCGCTCCTTTTCAAATTTAATAGGCTTTTCCAGTTTCTTAATCTCTTTTTCAAGTTCAGGAAGAAGATTTTCTTGATCTGAAATAGCTTTTTGTTCTTCCAGCTTTGCTTCTGCAATTTCTTCTGAAGATGCACCTTTATTTGATAAGATAGTATGCTTTCTCTTCGCTGCCGTAGCTCTATTATTGATTCTGATACACTTCTCTTTAAGCTCCTGTAAGCGTGGATTAGCTTCAAGTTCTCTCAACCTGTCCTTTTTATCATCTGAAACCATGTGTTCAACAATTACATCTGCGAACTTCAGAATTTTCACACTGTTTTTTGTTGTGACAATTCGCACATCATATGGCTTGAAAGCATTTCCAAATCTGTCATAAATTACAGGATCATCCACACCGGCAAACTTCTCATGGTAATATTCCTGAAGTTTTGTGTTAAAGATAGCACTCTTGAAAAAGTGATTCCTCAGAAGTAAAAATCCTTTATCCTTATAAGTATGTTCATCCCCGTTCCTGTCAATATATTTTCCAGTGTTAAAGATAGATTCATCCGCAAGAGATTGTCCATCCCAGAGGTCAATATGCTTCTCATAATCTTGTTCTGTTACCTTTAACCTCTTTGTCGCTGCATCAAGTGTAACTACATTACATGGCATTGTATGTGTTCCATCTGCTTCATCAATCAGTAGGATTGAGTTTGGATCAATGTCAAGTGTTCCTATGATGGAACTGGAAGTCAAACTCTCATAGCTTCTGGTACTCACAATATCAATTTTTTCATCTTTCGCAAACTTCTCTCTGAACGGAATCGCTAAAGTCTGCCATGATTCCATGTCGGCAAAATATCTTTCATCAATGAAGAGACAATTTCCAGTTCTTGCCTTACTGGACGTTCTCTGGAAGTTTACATATCGTGTTCCATTGATAGTGATTCCATCCCTATAAGCCATCTTCCTTAAATCTCTTTTTGTGAGTAATTGCTTACTCTTTTTCTCATCCAACTGTTCAATGAGTCCTGTTTCTTTATTATACGTTTGCTTATATTCATCCAACTTAACAATCACATCAGACTTGAACTTCACATTGATGATTATATCCGTGTAATCCACCCCTGAGACTGTTCTAATGGCTTCACTGGAATTTTTTACCAGTTCCCGTAAATGACGGGACATAAGGCTATCTGTAATTGTTCCAGAATATAAATATCGTGTGTCCTTTTTTGGCAGCGTAACATCTTTTTTGAAGCTCCAAATCTGGTTGTGCAAGGACTCAACCTTTTGTTTCAGCTCCGGCATATTTGTCTCCTTCAGCTGTTTTTTCGCATCCAGATACTCAGAAATTAGTGCATCATCTTTAATCTGCCAATATAGATAAGACGCATCAAAGTTTCTAATAAGCATATCATTGTATTTTTTTCCAGTATTTTCCATATTAAATTTTCTCCTTTATTCAAAATAATTCTTTACACAAGTTTCAATGTCAGCGTTGATGGAACAGATACTATCCAGTGGTATATGTGTTTCTCCATCTTTAACAAGCTGCATCATATCTGGTGGTATTGCAGTTACCTTGTCCCGTAAATCCCAGTATATTTTTGAGATAATTCCATCCACATACTTATCTGTCTCTGATCTTATCGCACTCCACAAATAGTTATTTTTACAATTTTCAACATAGGAATCATCGTCAATATATTTCTTCAATTCATCTGCAAAAATCTCTCTGATTCTCTCAGGTGTGAGTGCGTCCAACTCTAAACCTTTTTCCAGACCATTAATCCCATTTGTTTCTTTCATCCAGGAATCCAGACCTTTTTTCTTGGGAGAGTACATATTATTTTTCAGTTCTTCTTCTGATAACTGATCTGGTACGATTCCAATTCGTTTAGCAATAACTCTCACATTCATCCCCAACTGCTTCGCCATAATTTCAGCCTGTACCTTGAATGTATTGGCGATTGAATATCCTGTCGGATCGTAGTCACTCATAATCAGAAATACCAGCTCTTTTATTTCATTCTCCGAATTATCACGGATTTTTCTCAAAAGTGTTTCCATAGCCCCAAAAGCACACAAGCCTTTTGACGATATTGCGGAACATCCTAAAAGTTCACTAATATCACGGATGAATTGGAAGATGGTATCTTTCTCACAACACACCACAATGTTTTTATATGGGCTGAAACTATATCTATCTGGAACGTTATAATTTCTACTCTCATCACAAATCATAATGTCACGGTATGTAAGTTTTCCTTGCTTCACAAGTTCAGTTAGGTACTTCGACAACACTTTGTCCCATCCTGTCAGTGCTTCTTCTGTATCATCTTCAGCCGTGAGCAGTCCCAACTTATCCAGCGTAGGTTTTACAACCGCATACCAAAAGTTTCTCTGTGATCTCTCATATCTACAGGTACAGAACTCTTTCTCATTCATGATAATGCTTCGCATCAGTTCTGATTTCTTCAGGCTGCCTAATTTTTCACGAATCTCTTCTACTGGCAAATCCTTTATCGCTGCTCTTAATTCTACAATTGTATCTTTCAAAAAAATTCTCCTTTATTTACAAAACGAAAACGCACACTATTAAAATCGCTGAAACCCTTGCAAATATTGACTATTTAGCATTTTTTCACATCAAAAATCTGTTCAAAATTACCCCTGGATTTCGTATGCTATTTTTTCTTTCCAACACCATTAATACCCTTATATGACAAGGCATTCAGCGATTTTACTGTTTTCAAAATCTGCTTAAAATTACCCCTATTGTATACAAATGTATAATATGAATGACCGTAGGGAATGAGTGTGGGGGGTGGGGAACACCTCACATAGAATATTCTCTCTCACCCATCACTCTAAATTTCATTCCAATCCAATCTCTACACATACACACTCTCTGATACACACTCTCTATCTCTAAGCTAATAATTCAATCTCTAGTTCATTACTCATCTGTATTACTACATCATCTGTATTAACTGGTATATCATCATTAGTAAACTCATCCTTAAATGACTCTGGACTTACAAAGATATACTTGTTATACTCAAATCCTTTATCTGAATATTCTTTCTTTACAATCAAACATCTTTCCATATGTAGCTTTTTGATATATTTCCTGATATTATGTTTGTCCATGTCCAAATCATCAGCTAACTGATCATATGTTACGGATTTACCATTTGACAGATTTCGTACTAATGTAATAAATACAATGTACTCTGCTTGTGTGATTTTTCCATCAATCAACGCACCAGCGATTGAGAAATAAAACTCAATGTATCCTTGTTGAAATTCCTTTAATCTTCTGGCAAGTTTCAGTCTGCACTCTTGAAACTTCTTCGGCTGCTTCGGATCAGGAATCATTTCAATCCATTTTTTTGCTTCTAGTTCCAAAAGCAGAGTTTTCAGAAGTCGATCTGCGATACATTGTTTCTTTTTCACGGATGAATACAAAAGCTCTTTCAGGTTCCTAACTCTGAATCCTCTACGTCCAAATGAGTCCTTGTACACATCTAATAAGGTAATAATCAGATATTCATTCCCTGTCATTGTTCTCAAATCCTTGTTCAATAATATTTTTTTATTGATTCTCGCTGCATCTGCTTTTTCTAATGACAGCTTCGCTCCATTATGGTAAGTTCCGCAGTAAGCCTTATCGCACTGATCCTGAATCCACGCTCTATGCTTATCACCTTCAGGAAATGACTCATAGCATCCTAAGAGCTTATAATCTGTATTCAGAAAGCGATCTGTATCTTCCTCAATCACCTTCTTATCCTTTGGTGGTCTGCATTTTGTGTTGTATTCCTGGCATAAGGTATGAATCTTTGACTTCGTATATCCGTCCATCTGAAGCATTTTTACGATTCTTCCATGCCAGAAGTTACGCTGTCCCTCGTCAGCTCCTTCATTCATAACCTTTTGGATGCACAAATAGCATGGGTAATCATCCAGTGCTTCATAATTCCAGTCCACTTTATCTAAGATTTTGGCAGTTTCCTGTGTTTCCGTGAAATAATCCATCTGCCTACGGATATAGGACAAATCAAATTGCTTAAACTTGCTCCCAACCATATAGGAATTATTTACCATCTTGACATACGCCCAGTTATCACGATTCTCATAATCGTAACTGCCATCAGCCTGTTTATGATTATAGGTACAAGGCGGTCTTGATATTTGAGTTGGTGATGCAGCTTGCGAATCAGCGTTCAAAATTGATACAAGTTCCTTATTTAAGTCCCACACCTCATTGAGCTTACAGGTTGGCTTAATAGATACATAAAAGTGGAATCCATGTCCACTGGCTACACAAGCGTGAAGATATAGCTTTGGCAGCTTGTTGTGAATCCATTTAGTGAAGTCTGACGCATCGTGAAGGTCTGGAAAATCTTTCTGATCAAAGTCCAGATAGAGAACTTTCCTCTGTCTCTGCGTAGTCTTAGTCCCGTTCTCTTTCCCTCTGTTGGTTGCAAGTTGGTTGTAAACATCATGAGTATAGCGGTACTTTTGGATGAACGCTGCATAGTCCTCAAACGTCTTTACGAACTCAACCTTAGTGGACACCACACGACCGTGTAAGTCTCTTCGCAAGGCAATTAAGCGCACGTATTCTTTCTCTCTGAATGTACTGGGATACATCAGATTAAAATAGTGCCTTAAAATATTCAGTTGTTCTACGTTACTAATAAAATGTCACCTTTTCTTTCTAAAAAGCAAAGTACACCAATATTCAATTGTAAAAAGTTGGGAATTTCGCCGGAATCGGCAAAAGATTAAATAAAACTTGAAAAATGCTAAAATGTACCATTGACAAATAAAGTCAAATGTTATATAATCTCATATGTGTTAAGTTTTATGACACAACTTAAAAGTGTACTCGTTCACGGGTTACTAATTTTGGTATTGGAACAAATCTAAACTTCATCTACTGGGAATAGATGTGGTATAAGTAAAAGATATAGTTCCACTCTGTATCGTAACATATCTGATTATTTTTGTCAACAGATTTCTGGGAAAAATCTGTTATTTTTTTTGCCATAAATTTCCAGATATGAGAAACAAGCAATTAACGGACAGGCTCTATGATGAACCTGTCCTTTTTTGTATTATTTATTGAGTTTTAA